CTCAAACACATTCCAATTCAACGGATCTCCAAGTTTGCTTGCATAGACCTCATGGTTCTTACTGCTGCAGCCCCACAGTCTGTTTTCGCATTCCGTCAGAAAGTCCATATCCGGAACTTTCCGTTTTAGCGTCAATCCTGAATCCTGTGTGAAGCTTTTCTCCAGAGTTCCTATCACTGTGATGCTGTCGTCTGTTTTTGCCTGGATGGTGGCTGTCTTATTGTAGTCCGCATTCGTGCATCCGGAGATCTCCACGCCATCATACTGATTGAACTGCTTTCCGATTCCTGTACACGATATTTTGGTGTAGGTGGAACCGGTGTAAGACGGGGCAAAGGTGGCGGTCGATGCCTGGGTGAATGTCTTTTCCATCGAACCAAATTCTCCGGAATCCGTGTTTAAGTACACCTTATCCGGAAGAATGATGATATAGGCACCCATTCCAACCATGATTTTTTTACTATCTGTTACCTCGCCCTTTTCCTGGTCGTTGTAATACAGTTTCGTTCCATCCACGTAAGCCAGACCGTTCTTCCAATAGAGTCCGTTCGGCTTTTCTAGGATTTTTATGACCGCCCCGCGCGCTTCCCTCGGACCGGCGGCCGGATAATAATCGGAGGACATATTTTTCATGTCCGCGAAATATCCATCCTGCACGATCTCTCTGGTATCGAGCCCGCCGAAGACCCCTTCCTGTTTTCTGGTCCTGCTGACCGTATTAATAAGCGGCAGTCTCATCATTACCACCCCCTGAACTGTGCTGTGTCTTTTGGAATATGATTTCTGCGGTAATATGCCGCAAATGTCTGGAAAGATGATTCAAACGCTGCCACGCTGTTGTTGTATCGTTCTATCTCTCCGTTTTTATAGTCAATCTTGGCAGCTAAGTAGTTTGAATAGACATCTCCGAAGCGATCCGGAACCAGGAGCATTCTTTCAAAGTCCCGATCGTAATCGTATCCATCGAACTCTATATCATTTCCTTCTGCCATGTTCAGGATCTCATCTACAACCATTCCCTCTACCTCTGACAGCCAGGCTGTTTTTACTCTGGCATCGTACTGGTTCAGCTTTTCATCATCTACCCTTGCCAGAATCTCCGCTATCTTCATAATTTCATCGCCTCCTCATAGTCTCTATTCTGACAGCTTTTTTTATTTTTTTCTCCCACACAAAAAGCCCACCACATTGCTGTGATGAGCTTGTACATCTTATATGTTACGCTTTTATGATGTGTCCATCTTCCGCGATTCTATCCGCCGTCAGCATCCAGCCGTCAGAATCGAACGCATACAACTGTCCATCAATCCGGCAGACTGTATCATGCAGATATTTGTAACCTTTCAGGACATACCACCAGCGTCCATCCTGCCAAATCCAGCCTCCGACATACTCCCCGGAAATCCATCCGAGCGAGGTCTCGATCCAAGGTTTTCCATTTACAAAGCACTTCCGAAGCGGCTGCACGTGCTCTCCGTTATTATAACGTCTTCCGGAATCTGTCCCGCCCGGGATTGTTCGGATAATCAATGTCGGCGATGCCAGAATGCACAGACCGCGCATGCCGCTCTTTACTTCTTTCAGATCGGTGATCGATACCTGCGGGGCGCTCGGCTGTGAAGCTGCAGCTCCATCCTCCGCCGCCCAAGTCTTTTTGAAATTCTCAAATGTCCCATATTTCTGCTTCAAAATTCCCGTGCCGCTGCCCCAGTCCGGCAGATAAAGATGCGGTTTGTCTTCCAGGCTCTTCCAATCTCCTCCCCAGGCAAGTCCCAGCCCCTTGGCAATCTCAGCCGCTTTTTTAAACATTCCTGTTCTGTCATTAAATGCATCATCTGACGTGCTGCCATCTCCATCAATGTCCATTATTAAATAAAAATCAAAGGCGATTCCCCACTGATGCTGTGAACTGTAGCTGCTGCCCGGTGCATTGGTTACCTTTTTTCCCGGTTTTGTACGTCCCTGAGCATAGAGGGCATCCTGCTCTGCTACTGTCCGGAATGTTTCCCCAATCGTCACTGCAATCCCTTGTGTCACACAGGCTTTCATCCACGCACCCGCAAGACGCTGGAGACGCGGATGGCACAATGTAATATCTCTCATATTTGTCCTTTCTACGAACACAGGGCGGAAAATATCCGCCCTAAATCATTATTTGCACTCATCTGCCGGTCCCGGCTTTTTTGTTTCTGCTCCCGGTCCTACCGGCGTGTTCCCTTTTCCTTCTTTTGCCGGACCCGTGCAGCCAACATCACAGGTGCACTCCGGATCAACCGTCATTTCCGGATGCCCTAATTTCTGCGCTTTCTTGGCGCTATAGTTATGTACTTCGTTTGCATTCTTGTTTCCATGTACGTTGCAACTCATCTTTCTTTCCTCTCTTTCTATTTTCTTGCTTTCTCTGCCTGGGTTCCGAAATAAAACCCTACAATCATAGTAAAAATGCTCATGTATTCCTGTCCGGATACTTCCCCGGAACACGTCAGCCCAATGAATCCCGCTGTCAGCGCTAACGTCATAAGGCTTTTTACATCAATCAGTTTCGCAAGTTTTTCTTTCAAGCTCTTCCCTCCTCCAAATCCTGGATACGATGATTCGCCACTCGGATTTGTTCCTGCATGACAGCCTGTATTTCTTCCAGCTTATACGTGCGTTCGATTACTGTATTATGCTTTTCAACTTTCTTTTCAAGCTGCCCCATCCGGTATGTCATGAGCTTCGCCGATGCAATCACACCTGCAAAAGCCCCCAGGACACCTCCGCCGGACGCAATCAAGGCTACTGCAATTTCTGTATCGATCATTCTATCCCTCCGGATGCTCCTCCAACCATTTCTCGGTTACCTTACGCCAATATAACGGCACCTTTTCAAGTGTCATTTTCCCGTCTCTGATTTTCTTTCCATAAAAAGCCCCCATCACTTAGCACCTCCTTTCTCCGCAAGCTCACTCGCCGCAGCACCGAGATCTATGATCGCCTCATCCTGGATCTCCTGACTTTCTTCCAATGCGTCCAGACGTTTTTCTTCGGATGTCTTTTCACGCATATTGAAGCTGGTTTTTACTTTGCCCCCTTCAACAGCGGATGTTTCAGAAACCAGAAGGACATCTTCATATTTT